AGAACCGCCAATGCAGCCGGGATAAGGCAGGTCCGTTTTGTTGAGCAATTGAGCTGGAATGAGGCCGATACTTTGCAGATGTGGGATGTCTCGTTTGCCCTGCAGGAGTACATGAGTAATCCTGAACGGGTCGAAAAGCGGAAAGACACCACCTCCCCGGCGAGCACAAGCAGCAAGTACTCACAGGTGCTTGACCAGGCCGGAAAATTATGAAGTTGGTTAAAGAGCTGTCTATCAATGACAAACCTGTCGGCTTAGTGGCGGAGCATGTCTACCTGGACATCTCCACCCCTGGACGCGCTGATTTTACCGTGCGAAGCACAGCGCCGTTATCCGGCGTTGTGCATTTTGCCATAGGCGATGCCGGCAGTGGCAATCTGATTGATTTTTTTACCGGCTTCATCGTCCGCAGCAACACCGTTGACGGGGCACAGCAGCGTATATTTTGCCGGGAATTATCAGCGGTGCTCTGGTCAACTCTTCCTGTTTCGATTCGCAATGCATCCATGGCTGACGTGCTGGGTGTCTACGCTCGCAAGACGGGGCTTTCTTTTGTTAAGGTTGGCAAGCCCTACGCCACGACACCCTGCCCTGTTTTCCAGACTATAGCCAACGGGATTCACGGCCTCGATTCCCTGGGAAAGGTTTTCAATATTCCTAACTTCATTTGGCAGCAACAAGGGGACGGCGATATTTTTGTCGGCGACTGGAACGATAGCCGGTGGGCAGGAAAACCATTTTCTATCGATGAAAGTTTTTTTCAGGATGTGCAGCTCGACGGTACAAAAACATTGCAGGTACTGCCGGGGTTGCGGCCCGGCGTCATGCTGAACGGAGAGTACATTACCGGTCTGCAGCTCAAGGAACATTTCATGGTGGTAACATGCGAGAAGCAATTAAGCGTATAGTGTTGAGAATGTTTCCGGAGCTGGCCGGAGGGTATCACCTGGACCGGTACGCGCGGATCATCAAAATTTCAGACCCACCGCCTGCAGGGGTAAAGTGTGACCGGTTCCGCCCTTACTTTGCCGCAGACATTGAAATTCTTACTCCGGACGGAGAACCGGTACCGGACTTTCCAAAATTTGAAGCGGTCCCGCTTCCCGTTCCTGCAGGCGGAAATGATGAAGGCTTCTTTCTCTGGCCGCGTCCTGGAACAATTGTCACGGTAAGATGGATTGAAGGGCGTCCGGATCACCCTGTCATTCAGCATGTCTACTCCATGGGATTATCTCTGCCAAGCGTCCCCGATCACATGGGCAAGTGGCAACAAAAAGAAGGCGTTCATCAAACAATCGACCCTGCCGGCAACTGGGAAAGAAAGACCGATGAGACCATTTCCGATTTTGCAAAAGAGATTCACGAAACGGCGTCAGGAGACAGAAGCGAAACAATAGGTGGAGAATCGTCGGAAGATGTCACCGGCTCAAAAAAAACTACGGCTGCAGCCTACCAGGTAACAGCACCCACCATCACGATCGGCGCCCCGAATGGTGGACCAAGCCTTTTGCCTCTTATCACAACTGCCCTAAATGACATCAGATTAGCCCTCGACATCATAGCCGACCACACGCACCCCTCAAATAACACAGTTAGCCCTGCAGCCGCATCGATCCACGCCAAGGCCACATCGGTTGGAACAACAAAAAACTCCCTACAAACGCTCCAGTAATCACATCGGCCGAAAACATCATTTTTGTTTACGGCCGTTGAGGGCAGAAAATAAAAAACCGCTAAAAGCCTTTGTCAACGAGCTTTCAGCAGTTTTCCTTTTGCAACCGAAAAAATCTCACTTTTGCCAAACTCTGCAATTCTTTGCAAACGTTGCAAAAGCCCCTGCCCCCACCATCCCTAGTGGCACCAAAGGCTCAACCCCCCACCGCCAACCCTCGCTAATTGCAAAAAACAGGTCAAAACGCGTCGAAGGAGAGGTGTGGAGGAGTGATTTCTTTTTGGGGTTCGGGATTTTTTTTATTTTCCTGCCACCTCCATTGCTGTCATGGTCTCTCAACATACACACGTGTGTAAATATGTTGACATTGCCACACACGTGTGTAATTATATATCCATCAACAGGGGAGAGAGATGAAGAAACAGAAACTAATTAAAGAACTCAAAGCAAAGGGAGCCAGTTTCGTGGGACACGGTGCCAATCATGAGATATGGGAAAGTAGAAACGGCTACAAGTTCACGGTTCCGCGGCACACTGAAATTAAAGAAGGTCTGGCTAAAACGATTTTGAAACAAGCAGAAAAATAGGAGAGAGGGCCGCAAGGCCCTTTATATTACCATGTTGAAATATTATGCGATTTTTCATCCTGCCGAAGAAGGTGGCTATTGGGTGAGCTTTCCGGATGCAGAGGCGGTGAACACCCAGGGCGACACCTTGGATGAGGCCCTGGATATGGCGACTGACGCCCTTAGCGCAATACTGGTGCATGGCCGCAAAGGCCGGGAATATAGAGACCCGTCAAGCTATGATATAGTGGCCGCTGAGGCCGGGCCGGGAGATCTGGTTTTTCCGGTAGTGCCGAATGAAAAGATTATGGAGGAATACCGCCCGAAAAAAAGAGTCAATGTGATGCTGCCGGTGGATAGACTGGAAACAATTGCCGAGATAATAAAGGAGACCTACGGCCTTGATCGATCAAAGTTTATCACCAAGGCTATTGATTACTATGTCGAGAACCAGGGGAAGAGTGCATAGGTCCCGCGCCCAATACTCTTAGTTATTGGGCTTCTTTCTGAGATTTCCACGCATCCTGCAATATATTATTGTATTTAGGCTTTTGTCCATGTGGAAAAGGGTTGTTCCCTCCGGCCCATCGTTTTTGCTTTAAGTTATATTCATAGCGTCTTTGGTTCCCATAGTCGGTGCAATAGCAAAAACGTTCACCGGGTAAGTGTATGTCTGCCCACCCATACTCTGCTTTTGTCAATATATGAAATCCATTTGGGTCTGCTGTCGATTCGTTTACAGTGACTCCAAATGCATCTTCATAGATTCTCACCCCATCATATGGCCACAATTCAAGTATCTTCCGGAAAACATCAGCAGTCTCTACGGCCTGGAATTGTTTAGACTTGGCAATAACACCAGCTTGGTGCTTGCAAACTCTGCGAATATCATTTACTGGAAACCCTGACCGCTTTTCAATAAAGTCCATACAAGTGCAAGAAAGGTTAGATAGGTCAACAGTATAAGGTTCGGGGTTAGAACCCTGGACTTGAATTACGCCTTTTGCCTCATCAAGATTCTTAGTGCAGATATCAAACGGGATTTTTTCGACACTGACATTATTTTCTGTTGATGTCTGTTCTGGTTTGTGCGGTTGGGGATTATCATCTTCATAGCTAGATGGTGCGATATTACTATCGTTGCTTTTATATGTTTTCGGCTCATCTGGCATTGCTTTTATGGCTTTAACTGCTCTGCGCCAAACAAACCTGATGAACCACAGCACTAAGCCAGCGGCAAGAACAAAAAGGATCAAAACAAATATTAACGCTAGGTCTTTGGTATCCATTCGTGTTTCCTAAAAAAAAATCTCAGTTCTATGATTTATCACTATCAAACCGTTGTGCACCTTCAGTAACTTGCACCGGCGAACTTCCAGACAGCCACGGAAGTTTACGATGTAGACGCATTCCTTCGGGCCTGATCCGGCAAGGACTTCCTTGCGGAGCTGGTTGAATCTTTCGGTGAAGCCGTCAACGAAGAGAGATTGCAAGCTCGTGTCTATTAGTTTTTCCGGTGTCGGGTGGGTGCTGTTGACCAGGTCCTTTATCCTGCCGTTTTTATCTGTCAGGATTACAGTACATGGAAATTTCCGATAAATAGAATCCGGCTCTATTCGTTGGTTCCCTCCTTTCGTACCTTGAACCCCACGTTCTCTTTCGGCTTGCCGCCTTTTTCGATGTTTTCCCAATTTGTTGCAGTGGCCTTTGCTGCTTCATAGGCTCCGGTTATGTAGGTTGCCACCATATCGAAAGCTTTTGGACTCATTCTTTCCAATTCGGCTAAGCGCTTGGTGATTTCCCGGCCACGCTGCCAATCTCTAAACTTCACGTCATCATCTGGCGAATAGTCGTCTACAGCCATCAGCTTAAGGACTTGTAGTGGACCAAATACAATCGCAACAGCCTTAAGATGGAAAGCATTTACAGGCTTACCACGCCTGATTTCGTTAATAAAACTAGACGATTTTCCTATTGATTTCGCTAGCTTTGTAGCGACACCGCGCTCAGAATCAAGAAGTGCAATGAAGTTTGCAGAAAGATCTTCTCTATATTTTGTGTGGTCTATCGACATTATTTATTTGACCTTAGTCGTCTATGGTGATACAACACTATTAAGTTCACTATTTAGTTTAACTCAATCACAAAAAGAGAGCCGTTACAATGAAAAAGCCAATGTCCGCAATCGAAATCAAACACGCCCTTGCAAAAGCAGGCTCCAGCCAGGCCGAGATAGCAGACGATCTGGAGGTATCCAACTCACTCGTTAGCCAGGTGATCAGAAACGCTTCTACCAGTCACCGCGTCCGGTGCTATATCGCTGATAAAATTAAACTTCCGGTTGAGGAGGTCTTTGAAATCAAAAAGAACCCGACCAAACCCGGCCCGAAACGTCACAAAACAATATAAGACACCAATTTTCCACAAATTATTACCGTAAATTAGGAGAAAGAATCATGTACGACGCTGAACAGATAAAGGTTCTTGGAATCGTCCAGGAAACGGTCAAGGGCCACGGCGTGAAGATGCTTGCGGACAAGCTGCAGATCACCCCGCAAACCCTTTATGCCGATGTCGATCCCAAAAGTATCGGGCGCAGGACCAACAAGCTCGGCCTGCTGGACTGGCTGGTTACCCTTAAAGAGACAAAAGACTTTTCCAGCCTAGAGGAAGCAAACAGGTTGTTCAACCGAATTGCCCTCCCTATCCCCCACCCAACGGAGGTCATGACCGAAATGAGCTGGCTGTCGTTTTGCGCCACAGTCGCGAAGGAATCGGGCGAAGCCGTGGCCGAACTGGCAAATTCCATCCTCGACGGCAACATGGATAAATCGGAACTCGCACGATGCGAAAAACAAACCATGGACGCCCTTGAGGCGTTCGCCGGTCTTTATCTGACAATCAAGAACCGCAGGCTGCAGGCGCAACAATAATCAAATAGGGCGGAGTGTTTGGGGTGGGGGCCACAAACAAGCTCAGGATAACAGGAAAGGAAGAGAAAATGAGCAGCACACAAGTAGCCTACACGGAAGAGCACATTGAATACATCAAACAGATCCTCGTAAGTAACAGCCAGACCATCACTTTTTTGCTTTTGAGCCTGGCTCAAAACAACATAGAAATTCCACCCTGCACAAGTGCCGACGAAATAGCAACATGCCTCAGAATCCTAGAGACGGAGGCGCAATATGTTTGACGGTAACGATTCAGCCCGGGCGGATGAAATCGTTCGTGCTCTACTCCAGGACAGCCGCTTTAATTTCACCGACCGGAGCGGATATCTACGGCAGGGCGTTTGCCCGGATTGCGGCAAGAAAGAGCTGTATGTCCGTAAATCCGAACCGTGGCGTATCGCCTGCGGCCGGGAAAACAAATGCGGCTCATCATGGACAACAAAGGAACTGCTGCCTCAGTTGTTTGAAAACTATGTCAAACGGTTTCCACCGACCCCAGAAAATCCAAAGGCCACGGCGGATGCATACCTGACCGAGGATCGTGGTTTCAACCTGACCCGCTGCCGGGCATGGTACGATCAGGAAGGCCACCGGTTGAAAGAGTCCGGTGAATTCGTGCCGACCGTCCGCTTTTATCTTGATAAAGAGCGCACCCGATACTGGGAACGGTTGATCGGCAAGACCAAGGCCGATGGCCAGAAGGTGCATATCGGCGGACAGCGTAAAACGGACGGATCCCTTTTTCGCGGCGATGCCTGGACACCTCCCGAACAGGAGCTGCAGCCTGGTGAAGAATGTTACATCACGGAAGGGATTTTCCACGCCATCGCCCTCGAACATGCCGGGAAAAAGGCGGCGGCGTCTATATCGTGCTCTAACTTTCCCTCACATCTCATTAAAGCCAACAAGGGAAAGGACATAACCTGGATCCTTGCCCTGGACGGAGACAAGGCCGGACGCAAGTATATGGAAAAACACCGCCAGACTTTGCTGGAGATGGAAGAAAAAGTCGAAATCTGTTTGCTGCAGAACGGGCAAAAAGACTGGGATGATTTTTGGCAGGAAAACAAACTCAATGAGAAGTTTTTTGAAGAGTGCCTTTATCAGGGAACCCTCTTCACCTCGGAGAGCGTAGAGGAAAAATGCTGGAGAATCTTTTGTAAATTCCCGACCAAAACCCACCATGTCGTTGATTTCAGGAATGCCATCTATTCCGTTAAAGTCGAGTCAAAATTTTCCGGAGAGTTGCAGGAAATGGGCATCCAATTGGAATCGCCTAAAGGGCTGGATATGTTCCGCGCCCATTGTTCCGTTGATATGTCCTGTAATGTTTCCCCAACGTTTTTGTATATGGAGAAAGACGAACTGCTTGATGAGCAAAAATACGTTTTCCAGATCGACTATAAAAACGGCACCCACTCTAAAATAATGGGCCTCGACGGTACGTCACTCACCAGCGGCGATGCCTTTCACAAAGCCCTTCTTAACAACACCAACGGCGGACGCTACACCGGCGACAGCAAAACTTTTTCCATCCTCACTAAAAAGTGGCTGGACCGGCGCATGCTCGAAGTTAAATCCATCCCGTTTATAGGCTACGAAAAAAAGGCCAAAGCATACGTTTACCACGACAACGCTTTCCAGTCCGGACGGAAAGTCAAACTCAACGAACATGGGTATTTCGAGATGAGCAATATAGGGATCAAGACCAGCCTCGGCGCTGTTGTTATTAAAACTGATGGTGATTTCTCCTCGGAGTGGTTGCCCAACTTTATCAAGGCGTTTCACTACCAGGGAGTGGCCGTTTTGGCCTTTTTTCTCGGCACCCTGTTTGCTCAGCAAATACGGGAAAAGCACAAAAGCTTTCCGTTTCTGGAATATACCGGGGAACCAGGCTCTGGAAAATCAACAGTCCTTGAATTTTGCTGGAAGCTGGTGGGCCGGGATGAATACGAAGGCTTTGACGTTGCCAAGGCCACCCCCGCAGGAAGACGGCGGGCATTCAACCAGGTGTCGAACCTGCCTATTGTTATCATCGAATCGGATCGGGACCGGGGCGACAACGAGAAACGGCCTCAACAATTCGACTTTGACGAATGCAAACCTTTTTACAACGGCCGGTCAACCGGTACCTTGGGTATTGCCACCAGGAGCAACGATGTCGATGAACAGCTTTTCCAGGCATCATTGTTGATCAGCCAGAATGCAGAGGTGGACGGATCGCAGGCTCTGCTTGAAAGGATTGTCCATTGTCATGTTGATAAAAAGCACCACGGCGAGGGAACAAGAGAGATTGCTCTATGGTTCGAAAGGCAGAGCTCTTCCACGGTTGGCGGCTTTCTTGAAATCGCCCTGAAAAACGAAAAACGCATCCTTGATATTTATTACGCAGCATTCAAAAAATACGAATCCTTTTTTGAGAACAGCGGCATCCGCCACGCGCGAATTGTCAAAACCCATGCACAGATAGCCGCATGTGGCCAGGCTCTCACTGTTATTTTCCCGAACTTAAATCAGCCAACGTTAGACCACTTCGCCAGCTATCTTGTAACAAGGGCAACGGCCCGTGAAGATCGAATTGCCGCCGATCACCCAATTATTGAGAAGTTTTGGGAAACCTTCCACTACATCAACGACAAAAGCAAAGAGGGTAATGTTCTGGATCATTCGGAGACAGAAAAAGAGATAGCAATCAACCTGAACAGCTTCCGGGCCAACTGTATCGATTATGGGCAAGAGCTAATCGACCTGACCCAGCTCAAGAAAATTTTACCAGCCAGTAAGCGACACAAATTTATTTCCAAAAATAGATCGGTTTGGAGCAAGCACCTAAAAAAATCAATCAAGTGCTGGATCTTTCAAAAATAATTCAGGAGAGACAATGAGGACATTAATTCTACCAGTAAAACAGATTTGTTTTGAACAAATCGAATCAGGCCAGAAAAACGAAGAATACCGGCTGGTAACTCCATATTGGAGCAAACGGCTTGAAAATAAATCTTACGACAGGGTGATCGTCACCCTTGGCTATCCATCAAAGGAAGATGCCACAAAACACCTGGAATTTCCATGGAAGGGCGTAAAGAAGAAGATCATCCAGCATGAGGAATTCGGCCCGGGAGAAAAGGAAGTTTTCGTAATCCCGGTCGGAAAGGAATTCGGCAGGCAACTCAATTTATTTTAAAGGACGGAGGTTTAGCATGACAAGAGTCAGTCGTGAAGAGTACGGGAAAGCGGTTATCGACGCCATCAAGTTAGCCGGGCATGGCACAAGCAGCGGCAGCATAGCGGCTCAAGCTCTCCTGAGTGCATATAACGGCGGGGATTTTCAACTGAATGTAGCCGGGCTCAGTTGTTTGGACCGGGAAAATTTCGAGACTGTGTTGACTGTCATCAAAGGACGATATGACACAGGGATAGAGCCTCACGTCCTGATCAAGAAAGGCAGTAACATTTTCAGGGAACTGTGGGACCGCTGGATGCGGTTGAGCATAGAAGAGCGCGGTAAGGTTTCCTGTTCGGCCTGTAACGGCCACGGGAGAATCTACCAGGATGATAACGACAATGAAGGGCAGGCATGCACTAGATGCTCTGGTAGTGGCCGGGTTTGCAGGTGTCAGGTTTTTTAAGATTACGGAGGAAATTTTGAATGAGTTGTCTCTTTTTACCGGCTCCGGAGGTGGACTCCTGGGAACGAAGCTACTCGGCTTCAAACACGTCGGATATGTGGAATGGAATGAACACTGTCAAAAAGTTATCAGCCAGCGAATTACTGACGGTCTCCTCGATGAGGCGCCAATATTCGGCGATATCGAAACATTCATCAATGAAGGGTACGCCGGCGCATATTCAGGCCTGGTTGATATCCTCACGGCGGGATTCCCCTGCCAGCCGTTCGCACACGGCGGTCTCGGACTCGCAGGAAGCGACGAAAGGAACCGTTGGCCTGAAACACTTAAATGCATTCGCATTATTCGTCCCCGGGGAATCCTGCTTGAGAACTCGGCAAATCTCATTAATCACGAATACATTAGGCGCATTTTCTGGGACTTGGCCGAGGTCGGGTATTCTGCGCGATGGGATGTTTTATCGGCTTGCATGTTTGGTGCCCCACACACACGGGAAAGACTGTTCATTGTGGCCTACCCCAACGGCGAGCATGGGAAAAAGTGGCTGGGGGCTATCGCAAACAAAAGATCGATACCGGAAGGGCACAACGGAGAGATGTTTGAAAACTGGATGGGCTCCATCTCCGGAAATGCTGGAAGCGGTGCAGGGGTGGCCGATAGGGTGGAGCGGACTAAAGCCATTGGCAATGGACAAGTACCGCTTGTGGTTCGAAATGTTTTCAAAAGCCTAGTTTATTTAGGCGGTTAACGGCTTCAGCTCAACAGTGAGCGAAGCGAAACTGATTGCAGCGTTTTGTTATCCTTGCGCTGCTGGATTGGAGGAACCAGGTGGAACATTTTAACAAATTAACACCCGCTGAAGCTGAACGGCTCTCTTTGTTGTTGGAGGAAATGGGAGAGGCCATCCAGATCATCGGCAAAATTCATCGTCACGGCTACGAGAGCCATCATCCTGATGGTGGGCCAGCAAACAGAGAACTGCTCGAAACCGAATTGGGCCATGTGAGACATGCCATGATCCGGCTTTGTGAAGAACGCGACCTCAGTAAGGCGCAAATCCACTGGTACGCCGATAAAAAGTCTGAATCCGTAGGCAAGTGGCTACATCACCAGCAAGGATAACGTGCGGATAACTTGCGCCAGGCCTCCGGACCAGGCAAACAATAACGCAGCTATCCCGGCGTCAAGTTGATTGGGTGTTATACAATTTAAAGGAGAAGTTATGATTGATAGAAAATTCAAGATTTTGGCTATTAATCCCTGCAAAGGGAAAATCTACACAGAAGAAAATGCTGTTCTTTTTTGCGCAAAAGACAAAGCACTGTTACCCGCTCTCTATGCGTATCACAAAGCATGTGAGACCCTCAAATGTGGGCCGGAACACCTGGAAAGTATTTTGCTTCTTATTGGCAGGGTAGGCGATTTTCAGCGGGATATAGGATGTCGGGTGCCAGACACTGAAACAGATTGCGAAATCGCCAGGTGTATCGGCGGCAACGTATAACCAGGTATTAACTGGACGAATCCAGTCCAGTTAATACGCATAATTGTGATGTTATCCAAAAATAATTCACTCTACCTGTGATGGAACAAATGAAATACCCCAACGAATGCAAATGCGGCAAACCAACCCACGGAAAGCGCTTATGTGCAGCCTGTAAAGGTGAAGCTCAACAAGAAGACAGCATTTGCAAAAAATGCAGTGAAAAATTTAGTGCCGGCGCTGTCTGCTTTGATGCAACTGCCGTAATAACTGAGAGGTCTGTGCGAAATGAAAGAAATAGCTGACAAATGGAGAGCTGCAAACGGTTATGAGGGTTTAGACGGTGTAGTTGTTTTCTTCGAAGGGCAAGTCCAGGGCTGGATGAACGTTCTTAGAGATCCGCACACCTGGCGGCCCGGATGTATTGCCGTGCTTGAAAATGGCAGAGAGTTTGTTGCTTGTGGCGGGAATGATAAGGATGGTGCCGAAGTATGGCGCTCAAAAGTTGAAACTAACCAGAAAGGAAAACGGTATCAATTTGAACCTGCAGGGCTGCATTTCACTAGCCGGCATAGTGTAGATCCTCACCCAGATGATTTCCTTGGATGGCGTGACGAAAGAACAGACAAAATGATTTTCATCATGCTTCCTGATGGTGATTTTGCAGTTACACCTGACCCCACCGAATTTGATGTCACTCTGCTGATAAATGTGCTCGAAAAGGAAAACAATGAACCATCATGACGACAAATTCACCACTTATTATCTCGGCGATTTTTCATGCCCAACATTGCAAGAGATTTACCTACACAGTCTTGCCGAAGAATACCACAAGCGGACTGAAGAACATGACCGGTCTGTTTGTACCGGCCCAATCAAAAACGGCGGAATCCTCCCAGCCAATGACGCCGAAATGAAAAGCATCATCCGAAACGCCTTATCTGTGAAACAAGAAATAAAGATTCGGGCATATAGAGAACACGGCATAGATGGTTCGACCTTAGAAAAGGCCATTCAGAACTATTTAGCAGCGAGGTAATTATGAAATTAGAAATACGATATCCTACAAAAGAGCGGAAATACATCAATGGAGGCGCGTACCAGCACTGCACTAAAGATGCAGAATTAGAACCGGTGCGTATTTTTCGTTCTTCATGTGGACTAACTGGAGCAGCTTCTAAAAGATTTTACTATGAGGCCGAGTTTGTAGCTCCCGATGATGCCGCATTTGTCCATGAAGAAAAAATCAGGGCAAACATTAACCGCAAAACAAACCCTAAGTTTAATCCTAATGAATTGGAGTTCAATGGAAACATTTGGGTTTCTGACGCTTCTCAGGATAATCCCGTTCAAGAATAGTCCGAATTAACTTAATAATGTCATTGACCGGACAACACATATCAAATAACCTCCTTGCTGATCAGCAATCAGCAAGGAGGACTATGTGTATGAAAGGTCGAATCTACACCTCACAAAAATGTTTTCACTGCCAATCTCCGCTCACGTACATCGAAGGACGCGGCTTCCTGCAGTGCGAAACCCACCATGAAATAAAGTGGACAGGATCCTGCATTGTCCGCTTTGGCCGAACTCATACCAAACGCTTCCAAACCGTCATTGAGGCCGAGCGACACCTTACCTACTTGAGAGTCCAGACCGACAACGGCAACTTCGATCAAAGGGAATGGGCAAAGAACCAGCCCCTTTCCTTCCTTTCTCTCCGTGAAAATTTTCTTGAAGCAAAAACACGATCCGGTATCACGCCGAAACAAATCCGCCATATAAAACATGTGTTGGATCTTGCCGGGAAGTCCTGGGATACAATGCAGATTAAAGACATCGCCGAAGGTGAAATTGACGATTTTTTCAGTGCTGATCACGGTATCAGCAACAAGACCCTGTCTAACTGGAAAACCGTGATCCATGATTTTTTTGTGTGGGTTGTTCGCCGGGAAAAAAGAAGATCACAGCTTGAAATGCCTGAGTTTCCGGAAATTCATTTCAATATGGAGATGAAAACCATTGTCTCAATCGATGATCAACAAGCAATAATCGAGGAAGTGAAAAGAATATCATGGCAGCACAACCCGCGGATCTGGCTTGGCATCAAACTGTTGTCAATATACCCAAGAGTTCGCCCGGGCGAATTGCTGAACGTCAAAGAAGGCCATATCAATTTGACAGAAAACTGGATTGTATTTCCTCATCCGAAAGAAAAAGAACCAAAATTTATCCATCTCCTTCCCGAACATGCAGCCCTGATAAAAGAAATTCGGAATGTGGCCCCGGCAATGCCCAACGTCTTTTTTTTCAGACATCTGAAATCAAGATCAGGTGTCAATGTCGGCGGCAAGTTCGGGCCGAAGTATTTGAATGTCTGGTGGAAAAAGGCTTGTAAAAATCTTGGGATTGAAAGCGTTGCAGTTTACGCCGGCACCAAACACTCTACCGTCACTGCCCTGGGGAAGATCATGTCACCGGAGCAAATCAAGCACAACGTCACCGGCCATACTTCAAACGCCTTCCAGCGCTATTTTCTCCCGGACCATAACGAAAAAATCTCGGCTACCAGGATGGTAGCCGAGATGCAGGGTGATCAACATCTGAACAACATAAAAACAGCTACTAATAAAGCTAAGTAGCTGTTTTTATTCTTCTTCACTGGTGGAGGCGGCGGGAGTCGAACCCGCGTCCGAAAATGCTCCCCTCCCGTATCTACATGCTTAGTTCCGTACTTTAATTTTCGTGCCGGGAACTCAGTCGGAACATAGATTTCCCGGAACT